GGCACATCATCATTCGGATCGAAAGTGTTGATGAATGGCTCTAGGTCGCCGTAATCGAAAAGGCCACTATTATAACCGACACGGGGCGTGTCAAACCCAAAATCGTCGTCGTCTAGATCCGGCACTAATGGTACGTAACAATTGGTAGCCTGCGGTAATAACCCCGGTGGTTCACACTTGACGGAATATATGGCGTTGTAACCAGTACCGCACATTAACATGATCGAACTACGAGACCCATATTGAACAGCTAGCTCATCGCGATCGATATTCTTTCCGAACCACCAATCAAGAATTGGCGAACCTCGCGTGCCGCGCCGATTTCGATGCAATTGGAACGTTAACAGATCATACCAGTACTGCTTTGAACGCGATAAATAACTGCCATTGCGATTGTAAAAGCGGTCAACCTCGCCCGCTAATGCGCTGCCGGCAATCTTGAAGTCACGCGAGTTGATCACAGTGGCGAGAATCGCGTGACCGACGACAGAGAAGAACTCGGCGTTGCTTAGATCCAAACGGTTCTCTATGACATCTTTGCCTATAGTGATCTTGGCGCATTGACCGCGTAGTTTATTGGCGACCGGTACGAACGAAAGTTTCTCTTCGGTCAAAGTGGCCGCGAAAGACACTAGAGCGTTGAAACGTCGAGCCGGTAGTGAGAAGTAACGTGAACCTTCATCGACGGTAAAATCGGGCCTGAGCAACGGTAGTACGACGAACTGATCTTGTCCAACCAACCAACTTGACGGGTGTGTCTCATGCGCTCCCTCTATGACACGTAATTCTAGCAAGTGTAATGTGCCAAAAGAGCGCAAAGATTCGAGCTGTACGTGATGATTAGGCAGTAACGGCAATGGTGCGCACCACGATAGCATAGCGGTGGCATCGTCATTGTAGCCGCAAGATCCACCTTCAATATGCGTCGTTGATATGATGTTACCACGCCGAATAAAGTGCAGACCACAATCCTGATCGACGTAATTATCAACGCGCTCATCCAATAACACAGCAGGCAGATGCTGCAAGATGTAGGCACGACGTATCCTTTTAGCGGCGCAAACCCGGATAACATCGCCAACGTGCACTGAATGGCAACTGAACGGGGCGACTAGGGTGTTGGCACCAACGTGCGAACAATCCTGTATTTTAGCTCGACATGAAATATTGTCCGCGATCAACCGCCTCGCGGGCGTGGACAGCTCAGTGTGCCGATATTTGTCACGGCCAGTGAGGAACGGGGCGGCGTTATGGGCAAGATGTGGCATAATATTCGCCTGCGTGACACTAAGTCCAACTCCAAGCACGACATCTGATTCAGATATCCGGGAGCACATCATAGAGAAGAACATGTCGCGAGCTGCAGCGAGAATCGGGTGAGAGTGCCCGCCAGACACTGGTCGCATGAGGAATTCGTTGCAAACGGCCTGCAAGTCAAGGAAACGCTGAGAAATCGGCGCCGGAACATCGATTGGGA